AGTGGCGCACCAATAAAGTCTGACTTTACACCTCACATGGGTATGTTGTCTTACGCTCCTCCCGGCTTCCAGTACGTAGGTTATCAACCACAGCCTCAAAAAGACTATGACATAGAACTGAATAAATTCTTATTCCAGAACAGCGGGATGCTTGTATGACATACCTAAATTTAATGAACAGCGTACTACGTCGGTTGCGTGAAGAAGAAACCACGTCAGTCACTAGCACTACTTATAACAAAATGGTTGGTGACTTTATTAACGACGCTAAGAAGCTAGTAGAAGAAGCAACTGACTGGTCTGCCTTGCGTGAAACCATTGTTGTAACTACTACTGCTTCCGACAACAGTTACTCACTGACTGGTGGTGGTGACAACGTAAAAGTTATGTGTGTTCTTAACGACACTAGCAACTTGTTCATGGACTACCAGACAAAGGACTGGTTCAACGAACAGTTGTACATTAGCAGTGCAGCAGAAGGAGAGCCACGGTACTACACGTACAATGGGTTGGACTCTAGCGGCGATACAGAAGTACTTGTAGGTCCAACACCAGACGGTGTGTACAGCCTACGGTTTGATGTAGTTAAGCGACAAGCAGACTTAAGTGCTAACACGGATACACTGCTAGTACCTTCTCAACCTGTAATACACCTAGCTGTAGCTCTACTAGCTCGTGAACGTGGTGAAACAGGAGGCACTTCTACTGCTGAGTACTTCCAAATTGCTGATAAGTTTTTGTCTGACGCTATTGCTATAGACGCAGCAAAACATCCTGAGGAAATGTACTTTAGGACTATTTGATATGGCTCAAGAATTAAAGAGTATCAATCTTGTAGCACCGGCCTTCAAAGGTATCAATACCGAAGATTCGCCGTTAGCGCAAGACCCATCGTTTGCAGAGATTGCAGACAACGCTGTTATTGACAAACGTGGTCGTATTGCGGCACGTAAGGGTCACGTTGTCATTACAACAGACAAAACAGCACTAGGCTCTGGTTCTATTAGAGCTATACGAGAGTTTAAAAGAAGTAGTGGTAGTAACGTAGTTTTGTCTGTAGGCAACAACAAAATATTTACAGGCACTACTACATTAACTGACGCGACTCCCGGCAGCTACACGATCACAGCAGACAACTGGAAGATTGTCAACTTTAATGACAAAGCGTACTTGTTTCAAGCCTCTCATGCACCTTTGGTGTACGACGGTACGTCTGTAGTACGTCTAGACTCAGTTTCTGGTGCTGCCGGTGTTGTACAAGGCAACGAAGTGCTGTCAGCTTACGGTCGTCTTTGGGTAACAGGCCTTAGCACTAATCCTTCTACTGTTTACTGGTCTGACCTGTTGATCGGCCATGACTACTCAGGCGGCACTAGCGGGTCTATTGACATATCCAAAGTTTGGCCTGACGGTTACGACGAGATTGTTGCCTTGGCTGCGCACAACGGCCTGTTGATTATCTTCGGTAAGCACAGCATTGTTGTGTACGAAGGAGCAGAAGCCCCAGCAACAATGACCTTAGCAGATACTGTAGCTGGCGTTGGTTGCGTTGATAGAGACACAGTACAGTACACAGGTACAGACGTATTATTCTTGTCACACACGGGTCTTAAGAGTTTTGGCAGGACAATACAAGAGAAGTCTTTGCCCTTAAGTAGTCTATCCGGTAACATCACTAAGGACATTATTAACGCACTGCAAACAGAGAACACATTCTTTAGATCTACCTATAGTCCTGAAGAGGGTTTTTATTTGTTGACATTCGTAGGTCAGGACAACACCTACTGCTTCGACGTACGAGGCACAACAGAAAACGGGTCGTACCGTGTGACACGTTGGCCGTCTACAGGGTTTACTGCTTATGAGCGTTTAGAAAACGGTGATTTACAAATCGGCACGTCAAACGGCATTAGTAAATACGTAGGGTATCAAGACAACGGTTTGGGCTACCGATTTAAATACTACAGCCCAAGTTTGACGTTTGGTGACAGTGCCAGAATAAAGATTCTAAAGAAACTAAAGCCTACCTTGGTTGGTGCTAACAACGCAACAGTATTTATGAAGTGGGCGTACGACTTTGACACTACGTACGCAACAGCAGAATTTACAGTGGGTGACCAGATTACAGGTTTCTTTGCTGAAAGTGAATACACTACCGTAGAATTTACTGGTGGTGCCTTAACTAACCAACGTAGTCTAAACGCTACAGGGTACGGAACAAGTGTTGTTGTGGGCTTAGAAGCAGAAATAGATGGCTCACAGCTGTCACTACAGGAGATAAACGTAATGGCTTTGATAGGAAAGCTACTCTAACAGGAGCAAGACATGGCATGGTATGATCCAATCAGTGATTTTTTAGGCAGTGAGGCAGGAGCAGGTACTCTGGCTGCTGCTGGTCTTGCTTTGGCACAACAGGGTTATAAAGACATAGGCGACATTGGTAGTCAAGCCTATCGTGAAATGGCGGGTCCAGACGGGCTTGCTCAAGAACTTCGCGGTATGCTTGAGTTCCAACCGTACACTGTAACCACTGCTACTGGCGGTCAGTTTGGTATGACGCAAGATCCGACAACGGGTCAAATGACGTACCAAATGCAGATGTCTCCAGAAGAACAAGCGCTACAACAACAGTTGTTGTCCCAAGCGCAGCAGCTGTACGGACAAGCGGCAGTTCCTGTAGCCGATCGTGAGCAGCAGGTGTTTGACCGTATGATGACTGCTATGAGTCCTAGCCAAGAACGTGAGCGTTTGGAGCTAGAACAACGTCTGGCTGCACAAGGACGCTTAGGTACTCAAACAGCGGCGTTTGGCGGTACTCCTGAAGCACTGACATTAGCTAAGGCTCAGGAAGAAGCCCGTAATACAGCTATGTTAAACGCCATGCAGTTTGCAGGACAAGAGCAAATGCGTCAAGCACAGCTAGGACAGGGCATGTTGTCCGGCAGTTACATACCACAGGCTCAACTGATAGCTGGCCTACAACCCGGAATGACAGGCGCAGAACAACGTCGTGCTTCCTTGTCAGAACAAGCCAGAACGTACGGAGAAACGTACGCTACAGGTCTTGAGGCACTGCTTCAGGCTGGCCTTGGTCAGGCAGGTATTGCTGGGGGCTTTGGTACACAGCTGGCAAGTTCTGCTTTAGGCGGTCTGTTTAGTTAAGGAGACAACAATGGCTACGTTTTCACAACAATTCCTAGCTAATCTAGGTCGCCCTCAGATGACACAGGGCATGATGCAACTTGGTACTGCTCTTGGTGGTCTGCCTCAGCAAGCCCAAGCACAAAAGAAAAGACAGGAACTAGCTGAAATCATGAAGCTGGGCAATGCTGCTTTGGCTACTGGAGACGCAGTAAACATCGGTCGTGTCCGTCGTCAACTAGAGGCAGCAGGGTTTGCTAAAGAAGCTGCTGCAATGGCTCAAGCAGAAGCACAAGCGCGTAAAACACAAGCAGCCAGCGGTATGCTAATGAGTGCGGTCTCTGGAGAAAAACTAGACCCCGAAGTTATACGCGAGCGTATTGGGGAAGGACTTACGGCTCAGGACCTTACGTCCTCTATGGCTATCCAAAAAGCACTGTTTCCTCCCTATCTAACCAGAGCAGAACAGATTGAACTTCTTGATACTTTTACACCCAAAAGTGTACAAGCAGCAGTAGAAGCAGAAAGTCTAGCGGGTCTTCAAACTAAACCAGACGCTGACTTCGACTACTCCGAAACTATACGCGAGTGGGTAAACCCCGCTGCACCTGACAAAGTAATACTCAAGACAATTCAGGGAGACGACGGTAACGCCTATGAGCTAGGGACTAAGTCTGTACAAAACCCCAAAGGCCGTAGAGTGCCTGAGGCTGAGATCAAGCCTTTGCAGCTACGAAAGTCTGCAGGAGTACAGGTAAGCACAGGTGTCACAGACCCTTACTTAAAAGAGGGTTTAGAGCAGGCTGCAAAATTAGACATACAGGCAATAGAAGCTGGTAACTCTTCATTAGCCACTATGTCGGTTATTGCTGACGCAAAAAGGGTTCTACAAGAAACTCCCGGAATTTTTGGAGCAGGAGCCAGCGAGTTCCAAGCGTTTAGAAAAGGTGCTTTGACTTTCTTACGTTCTGTGGGTGTTGGCGAAGGTGACGCATTCTTTGACAAAGTTTCTAAAGCATCTACCAATGGTGAAGTAGCCTTGGCTCTTACACAAGACTTTGTTGTAGAAAGACTTCAGGGAACCAAGGGTGCGATTTCGGACGCAGAGTTTAAAACTTTCCAAGCGTCTGTTCCAAACCTTATGCAAACTCCCGGAGGTTACGCAAAGCTGTTGAACCGTATGGAAGCTATGGCACAGCGTCGGATTATGTACGGCAATCTTATTGAAGAAAACATGCCAAAAGGAAAAGAGGCTGTGACCAAGGCCACCAAAGTGTGGAAGAAGTTTATTGCTGACTTTCCTTCGCTTACGTACATGCCAGCAGACCAACAGGCTATTCTTTGGAATGAATACCAAAAAACTAACGGTAAAATAAACAAGAACGACGTACAGTTTACCATGAATACACCTGATGGTCTTGCAGGAGCAACGTACGGAGAGTTGGTGTCCTTAGCAACTAAGCACAATAAAACCATCTATGAACTAATAGAAGATCGGTATGCTGACCCTGCTCTAGACTTTCAAATTTCACCTTCCATTGTAATTAAGTAGAGGACAATATGGCTACTTTACTCGAAGAAATCATGAACGACCAAAGTCCAACTGCTACTTCTACTGCTGATTTGCCTAGCGGAGTAGAGTATCTAGACGGAGTACTGGCTCAAGAAAACGAAGAAGCCAAGAAAGCAACCATGACTGAAGTTGTTAGGTCTGGAGGTCTTAGGGCGCAAGCTGGTTTTGTTCAGTCAATCACTAGCATGTTAGAAGGCGCTGGTTTAGTCCCTGAAGGCAGTACTCGTGACTACACAATGAAAATACTTCAAGCAGAAAAAATGGGTGACATGAGCATTGCCCAGACGTTGACTAGAGACACCATAGCTCAAATCATACCACTAGCTGCAGAGTACTTTGCTACACGAGGTGTGCCACTTAAGACAGCACTTGGTCGATCCGCAGCTATTGGAGGCACAGGTGGTTTCTTTACGTTTATCGAAAACCCAGACGCTGCCAAAGGCGCTGGCGCACGTATGTTCAATACGGCTCTTGGGTCTACTCTTGGTCCAATGTTTATGGCTGGAGCAGTAGGAGCAGGTAGAACTATCGACGCTATACGGGGCGCTAGAGGTCCTCTGAGTGCCGCTGGTCCAGACATCCGTCCCGGACTTGAAACACGCAGAGAAGGCGCAGAGATGATAGAGACAGCAGCCCAAGAAGGCATTACGCTGACTCCCGGACAAGCTACAGCAGATCCTGCTTTGGTTGCTCAGGAGTTTGCTGTTAACGCGCCCCTGTCATCGGCGTCAAAGCGGTTTGTTGCGGACACAATGAACAGCAATGCTACAAGTCTTGAAGGTCTGATTGACGAGCTAGTGGACGCTATCATTCCAGAAGGTAAGGAAGTAGTAGCAGACAGAGTAAGCCAGCTGTACGCAAAAGCCGATGCAGAAATTATACAGAAGACTTTGTTGCCTCGTTTGGAACAGCTAAGGCTTGACCCTACGATTGAAAACACTATCTCTAGAATTAAGAAGAACCCTTCGCTACAGGACTTGTACGACGGTCACGCTCCTAATTCTATTGGTAGAGTACACATGATTCTGGACAACCTCCAGAGTCAAATTGATAATGCAACAGACAATGACCTAAAGAAGGTATTGATTGCCGCAAAAGACAGGCTGGTTTCTTTGGCTGATGAAGCCTCTCCTAATTTTGAAGCAGCAAGAGCTACGTCCCAGAGACAGAAGACGGCCCTGCAAGTAGAAGAAACATTGAAAGCAGCTGGCGGGTCTACAATGGTTCCTAACGTGGACCAAGCCACACGGTTTGTCAGCGGTTTCCAAAACTTGGAAGCAAAAGAACAGCTTAACTTTGCTATCAACAACCTGAAAACAGAAGCCATGCGTAAGGAAGCTAAGGCTAAGTTCCAACTGCTTTTGGAGTTGATACCACGAGTAAGCAAACAGCAGGACTATCTTGACAGACTGTTGAAAGAAAGCGGAGGAGCCTTCTCAGAAAGAACAAGTCAACTAGGTGCTGCCTTCTACTCCGTAATAAACTTTCTTAATCAGAACAACGACAGGAAGTTCATAGAGTTTATCTTAGACCCCTCCAAGAGTGCTGCACGTCTCCGTGAGATCATGCCTAGACGAAACACGTTGACAGAAGAAAACTTGAAGGCTATCGGTATTTGGATTGAAGAGAACATCAACGACTACGACCAAGTGTTTGGACTTGAGGCGCAAAATTTTGTGACTCCCAGAGACAACAACAATTTGTCTCAAGCAGGTAACAAGTCTAAAGTCAAGGCTTTCCAAAGACTAATGGAATCAGGAAACTTAGAAAGATTCAAAGCCAACAACCCTGAGGCGTACCAAACACTTTACTCGGCCTACCAACGATCAGCAGTAGCGTAAGGAAGTCACATGGCAAGAAATCCAAGACTTGTTGATACTGAAGAACAAGCCAGAAGACGAGCGGAACAACAAGAGCGGTCTGCTTTTATCAGAGACCCTTTTGTTTCTGCGACAGACTTTATCCTAAGTCCTGTTGTAGAAGACGTAGCAGGTGATCGTATGATGGTGCCTACTACTTCTCTCATGACAGGACAGGCAGGAGGAGTCTTAGGTTTTCCGGGATATGCAGAACTAGACCCCGTAGGTGCTGGAGCAGTAGTTGAAACCAATGTAGCCCCCGTAGGAAACTTTGCTGTAAACGAGCTAACAACACCTGTAGGTGCGCTTGGTATGCTTAGTTCTGGCGGTAGACTTTTGTACAACACTGCTACAAACATTCCTACGTTCCTCCGTGATTTTTACAGCGGTGACCCCGTAAAGAAGATCGCTGGAACAGCTGAAGGTCTTTTTGAAGGACTCAAGGGTGGATTCTTGGATACCGTCATGCCGCAACGTCGGGCGCAGATGGAGGCCACAGGCATGGGAGGCCGTAGAGCGCAAGAGGCTCTGAATCCCGTGTCTGATAAGAGGGACAAAGACCAGTCGATACGTGCTGGAAACATTGCTGCCTCCGGTACTTTAAAGGCTCAGGCGTCCAATACATTACCCACAGAAGACACTGGGACACTTCTGGACGTGTTCCCTTCGTACCGTGGGTTGACTTTTGGTTCGACAAGGTTGAATGACGATCAGGCTCTAATAAACATCTTGATTAACGACAACCCAGACCTTGCACAGGACATACCACTCGTGCAGCGTTTTATGAACCATCTTCGACACGGGCCGCACAAAGTTGATGCGGACGCACAGATTGCCGGTAGAACAAGAGCAGCCTCTGGTTCTGGCCTAGCTTTGGAAGCAGCGGGGAGAGCAAAGACAGCTGCTCCTTCAGTTCGCGTATTGAACAGCCAAAGGTCTATGGACGCTTTCTACAGCGCAGT